AACGCCAACGAAAACAGACGACAAAGCTATTTCTTTTATATTACGCATACTAAACTTAGTTGCTGGTAATATAGGTAAGAATACAAATAAAGACGACAAATAATGGGTTGGCTTTCTGCTTTAGGACCTATTGCTAAACTTGCTTCTAAAGTTTTTGGCTTTATGCTAATGCGGAAAGCTGTCCAAGCTGATGTAATGAAAGACCAACTAGATGATATTAGGGTAGCTGATGAAGTTAAGAAAAAAAATAATGCTATTTCTGCTTCTGCTAAGCGTAGCAAGTTGCGGAAGTATAGGAAGCGGAAATAAAGGGTACTGCATAATTGCTAGTCCTATTAATCCTACTGATGCAGATATAGACGTTATATCTGACGAACTCGTTGACGATTTATTAATTCATAATGAGATATACGAAAGACTGTGTTCATGACGGAAGAAGAAAAAAAACTTATGCTATCAAGTGTTCTTAAAAACGTAGACATGGAAAAAGCAAAATCTATTGTAAGAAAAAAACACCCAAAACAAGCAAAATATTTAAATGATTTAAATGTAGTTATGAATGAAAATATGGAAGGTCATTCAGAATATCTTTCTGGAGATTATGATGATTCTAAAAAATACGGATATAAAAACACTATAGAAATAAATCCAAAATTTTCTAGTTCTCCAGAAGAAATTGCTTCTACTATAGCTGGAGAAACTTTACATCATATGAAAAATAAAGACCCAGAGTTTAATAAATTATGGAAAAACCTTAGAGGAACATTAGGAACAAACCCAGATTTTGTTGGGTTTCAAAAACAAAGGCAAGGTCGTATGAATGAAATGCGACAAAAAGAATATATGCAAGCAATGGTATTAAATCCTAAAGAAGGTAGAAAATCTCCTTATAACGATAGCAGAAATGTAGATCATTTTATAGATGCTTCAGCACTTGATGAATGGATAAGAGCTTACCAGTTTAAAGATGACCCTATTGCTGGAAAATATTATGACCCATCTTGGAAAAATGATTATTTTCACAGTAAATATAAAAATGAATTTGAAGGTATTAAAAATTATCTAGAAGAGGAAGATTAATGTATGAGTATAAAGCTAAATTAGTTAGAGTAATAGATGGAGATACTATAGATGTTGACATTGATCTCGGTTTTAAAGTGTTCTTGCAAAAAGAACGAGTGCGATTATTCGGCATTAACACGCCTGAAAGCCGAACAAGAAACTTGGAAGAAAAAAAGTTGGGTTTGGCTGCAAAGGCTAGGCTTAAAGAGTTGTTGCCAAAGACCTTTATTGTAAGAACAGAAAAAGATGATAAAGGCAAATTTGGCAGGATACTGGGTATTCCTCTTGTAGAAGGTAGGAATATATGCGATCAGTTAGTGGAAGAAGGTCATGCCAGAAGTTATTTTGGCTTTGGACCTAAAGAAGTATGGGTATAAGGAGAATATAATGTCGGAAAGTTTTGGAATGTGGCTAACAAGATTATTTTCTAGTAAACCAAAAAAAATAGATTGTGTATGCAAATTAGCTAAATTAACAAAATTAGAATTAGAAGCTAAAGGCAGAGAGCTTGGGATAGAGCTGGATAGACGGAAAAGTAAAGGCAAATTAATAAACCAATTAAAAAAAGCAATGAAGTCTTATGGATAAACAATAAAAGGAAAATATTATGCAATTTATATCACCAAGAAATCAAGGTCAAGCTCTTGGACCAAAACAAGCAAGCCAATCCCCAGGATTAACACCTGTTAATCAACCTAACGAACAACAAATGTTAGCACAAGCACTTAGAGGTAGTAGAGGTATGCCACAACAACCGCAACAATTTTCAGAAGAAGAAAAAATGATAATAATGCAGATTATGCAACAACAAAACTTGAGTGAAGAACAAGCAATACAACAATATATGAGAATGAAAAGTGGATAAACAAAAACTAATAGATTTAATATCTGACCATGAAGGTGTTAAACTTAAAGTTTATGATGATGCTACAGGACAAGAATTAAAAGCTGGCGATATACTTATTGGACACCCTACAATAGGAATTGGAAGAAATATTGCTAAAGATGGTCTAGGAATATCACAAGAAGAAGCAGAATTTATGCTTATGAATGATATAGATAGAGTAAAAGAAGAAATCAAGAACTTTCCTATAGAACATTTAAATGAAGTGAGAACTGCTATAATTATAGATATGGCATTTAATATGGGTATTACACGATTTAATCCTGCTATATGGAAAAAAACTTTCCAAGCCATAGTTAATGAAGATTGGCAAAAAGCAACAGAAGAAATGCTTGATAGTAATTGGGCTAGACAAACGAAAAGACGAAGTGCTAGATTATCCCAAATGATGTTGTTAGGAAATTGGATTGAATAATGGAAGCAAAATTATGGGCAATTTTAATTGTTGTTTTTTTCTTGTCTTTACTTACATGGTGTAGTGTAGGAAAAGCAGATACGAATACTGTAACCTCAACGAGTAGTACAGTATCGAGTGGCACGACTACAGTCGATCGGACTCCCTCCACAGCTTCCGCCCCGAGTGTTGTGGTCAATAACCAGGATGTCTGTAGTTTTGCCGCTACTGGTGCAATACAAACACAAATATTTGGTTTAGCTGGTGGTACAGCTATAAGAGATATGAACTGTGAACGTATGAAATTATCAACAAGATTGTTTAGAATGGGTATGAAAGTTGGTGCTGTTGCTATGCTTTGTCAAGATGCAAGAGTGTTTCAAGCAATGGAAATGGCAGGTACACCTTGCCCATACATGGGTAAAATTGGTCTTGATGCAAAACAAGCATGGTTAGATAATCCTGAAAAAAGACCTGACTATGAACAATGGAAAAAAGATAATGTTGTAGATAAGGAGATAATAACAGATGAAGAACTTACTGGTCTTGGTATTGGTGGTTTGTTGTTCTTGCTTCTTCTCCTTTAAAACATGGAGTCAGATGCAAGATGAAGGAACTACAACTACAACGGTAATTGAAGATCAAGGTGATGTGCAAGAAATCACCGATACAACAGTTACTATTGAAAATAAAACAACAGGAGATATATTAGACGGAGATACAGGTGTCGTATCGTCAAGGTACGAGGGAGATATGGATTTAGATTGGGGTGGGATCGGATCTGCAAGTATGCCAAATTGTCCTTCACAGTTTAGTGGTGGTGGCAGGTGTGCTAAAGGCACGTCAAATTCTCTAACCACGTTTCAACAAAACATAAATATAGCACAATTTCATATAGAAGATGGTGGTGCTTTAAACTGGAGCTTAGATGCTTGGCACTCCCAAGCTAATACGTCTATGTATTTTGAATTAAAAGGGTACAATGATAATGTTTTGCTTTGGACAGATAAAACAGATTTTGCTTATAATAATTATACTGACAGTAGTTCTTATAACTATGCAGGAGAATATGATTATTCTGGAGGATTAGATAAACTCTTTGTGTCTGTAGGAGGAGCAAAGAATTATTATTTTGATAATGTCCAATTAGATGTAGGCTATAACGTAATTTCTACCGTAATTAATACTTACTTACAGTATGTTGAAACACAAGTGGTAACTAATCAAACCATAATAGAACCAGATATTTATGATTATGAAGATACAACTGTACCAGAACCTTCTTATGAGGAAATGGATAATTATGATGTAGGTATGCCAGATATTGCTTTACCAGAAGCTGTAATAACAGAACCTATGGTGTTTGAACAAACTATAGAATATGAACCTATTGTAGAAACAAATTCTTTTGAACCTGAAATTGTAACAATGGAAACAGTCATAGAAGATATTCAAGAAGTTATGAGTATGCCAGATATTAGTGAACCTGTGGAAGTTTTAGAAGCACCACAAGTTGAGCCTGAAATAGAGATAGAAACACAGATTGTAGAGAATACCCCTGAAGAACCAGTAAATGAGGAGATTAAAGAGCCTATAAACGCCACTACAGAGCCAGTAGAGGAAGTTGAGGATAGTAAGCCTACCCCAGAAACAGCGTCTAATGAGGAAATAGTAGAAGAAGTAAAAGAAGAACCAAAGGAAGTGGTAGAGGAAACAGAAGTAGTTGAGGAAAAACCTAAAGAGGAAGTGAAAGAAGAAGTAAAGGAAGAAGTAAAAGAAGCAAAGGTAGAAGAAAAACCAACAAAACAACAAGAAGCAAAACAAGAAAAAGCTAAAGAGATAATGCAAAGTTTTGAATCCCAATATGATGCTGTGGCACAACTTACTACATTAGCTTTGGTTAATGCTTTAGGAGCAGATATAAAAACATATTCTCAAATAGAAATACAAGTTCAACCAGTATGGTATGAATCAAAAGATATTTATGCAGAAACTATGTTGCAAGACCCATTAGGGAATTACTTTGGTGTCCGAGATAGCTTAGTATTTGAACAGATGTTAGGAAGTCAGTATGAGTGAGTTAGAATTTGCAGGAGTGAAGTTTAAAGGTGGAAAATTAGTAGGAATATTAATTGCTTTATCTACATTAGTTGGTGGTGCTTATGGAGTCTTTGAGGTTTATAAAGATTATATGGATATGAAAGAAGTGGTAAGAGCCTATGAGCCACCAGATTTAACAGGGTTTGAAAGTCGTTTAAATGTATTTGAAGAAAAACTTACAGGATTAGAAACATTATTAAACACTAAGATTACTACAATGGATAATACATTAGAAACTAAAATTACCAATATGGAACAAATCTTACAATCGGAAATATCCACAGCTATGGA